CGCGCACGCTGATGCGACCGCGCGCCGGGCGGTTGGCCTCCAAGAGGACGCCCATGTTTTGGTCGTCCTCGCTGTTGGGGATCAGGTTGAGCGTGGCCATAACCGGCTTGGACACCGACCACGTCAACAGGTCGCCGTTGAGCCCCACGGCGGCCTCCGCGACGGTGATTTCCGGGAGGTCGAACGGGTCCGCGTCGTCGGCGAACTGGGTGAGGTCGATACCCGCCGGAAAGGTGTTGGTCGCCACCAAGCGAACCCGGAGGCCAAACCCTGAAATATCTTTGCTCATGCTCTTTCGATCCTGGAGAGGGTTGACGGGCTTAAATCAGGGCGTGCGTACCCTCGACTTTCCGCACGGTGTCGTCCTTGGAATAAACGAGGGTGTAAACCACCTTGTATTCCGTGCGGTTGTCGATTGTGGTGAACGGGACCACCACGGCGTCCACCCAGTACCCGAGGGTCTGGACTTGATGCCACGCCAGCGGGTCGCCCGTAATCTCCCCGATAAAGATTTGCTGGGCGACCGTGAGCGGCTTGCTCACGCTGATCGTGCCATTGAGCAAGGCCCGGTTAATCGGGTCCTGGAGGATCGCCAGCACTTGCGACCGGCCCTCGGCGTTGGCCGGGACGCGCGGGAGCGCCAGCAAAAGGGACATGATCGCCGCCGCCGCCGCGTCCTTGAACCACATTTCGTTGGCAAACGTGTTCATGTCCACGGGGTCGGTGGCGACGCCCGTGAGGACGCCCCGTTGGAAAAAGTTGATCTGTTGCCCGGCGGTCTGGGTGTTGCCGTAGTAGTTCACCCGGAGCGCGTCGTACGTGTCGGCGTCGGCGTTGGTGGAGACCTTGGGCGAGAGGTTGGTTTGCTGGAACATGTAGTTCTGGACCGCGCCGCGCCGTTCGTAGTCGGTGGCCGCCAGAACCATCATGGGCAAGAGTTCATCGTACTCCCCGGCGACCGTGCCCAGCACCATCCCGGAGCCGGACAGGCCCAGGATATCGGCGGAAATGGCCGCCGCCGTGGCGACCGTGACGCGCGGGAGGTACATGAACTCCACGTTGCGCGCGGCCACCCAGGTCGAAGCCTCAACGGTCTCCGCCTCCACGAGCGTCTCAATGAACGTGAACGAGCCGAAGTTGTTGGAGGCGGCCACCGACGCGTCCAGGGCGTCCGTGATCGTGGACACGTCCACGCCGGGCGACAGGACCGCGCCTTGCGTGGGAAGCCACCCCAGGGCCTCCACAAGCGGGCTGTCCTCAATGGAAATGGCCGCCGCCCCGGCGGTGGTCGCGGTGAAATTGAATTCGCCGCCCACGGCGTCGTAAGCCACGAGCGCGGCGGCGAATTCCGAACCGGCCTCGGCGCGGATCGCCACTTGCACGGCGGCGGCCACGGCGGCGAGGCTCCCGGCGGCGGACAGGTCCAGGCCGACGACGGTGGCAATCTGCCCGTTGACGGTGAGGGTAATGTCCCCCGCCACAATGGCGTGGAACGCCGCAAGCGTCGTGCCGACCTTGGCGCCGTAGATGCGGGCCGGGGAGGTGACCTTGGCCCAGCGGGCGAACGAGAGCTTTTTGGGCCGCGTCACGCTCTTGGAGGTGAACGCGAAATAGAAGGCCGCGCGCTTGTATTCCTCGGACGCGGACCCGTAGTAGTCGGCGGCGTCCTGGGCGGAGGTGAGTTCCACCACCGCGTCAGCGGGCGTCTTGGGGTTGTCGCTGAAAATCCGTCCGATCAGTTCGCGTTGAGCGACCGCCGCCCCGCCGCCCACGCCCGACGTGATATCGACATAACGCCGAATGGAAATGCTCATGGTTCCCTCGTCCCCTTAGACGCGTGCAATGCGGAGTTCCGTGCCCACGGCGCTCGGCGTTCGACTGAGTGTAATCTGATCGTGGGTCAAGACGAAATCGAAATTCGGCAAGAACTCATATTGGTCTTGACCATCGGTGAAAGGCGGGTTGCGAACCTGGGTCACGCGCTCCACGCCCAGGCCGACGAACCAAAAGGCGTCCAACGCCGCGTCGTTCTGGAGATAGGCGGCGGCCTCGTTTGCAAGGTCGCTCGCGTCAAACCCCTCGTAATTCGGAGCCTCTTTGAAAACGCCCGTAACCTGGAACGTCGTGGCGTATTTCTGGAGTAGCTGGGCCACGAAATCCAGCGTGTCCGGGTCCCACACGTACTTGCGTTGGGGCGACCCTAGGCGCATGTCAAAGAGCTTTTGGACGTAGAGCGTGGGGCCGGTGTCCGCCCCGATTTGCGTTCCGGGAAAGGACCGCTTGACCTTCGCGGCGGCCATGTCCGTCCCGGCGAGGTTCATGAGCAAGACCGACCGGACGGCGGTGAAAAGCGGAGTGTCACGCATCGGGGCCAACGTCCACACAGAGCGCGGCGGTCCAGCCGTCTTGCGCCTGCCAATCCACGAGGCTCAAGGCGTTATACCGGCGACCCGCGTAACCGAACGCATCGGGCGAGCCGTCACGCTCCAGCGTGCGAACGGCCCCCGGCCCAAAAAAGGTCATGTACGACTTGGACATTTCCAAGCCCATGTTTTGGATATTCGACCGGTTGACCGGCTGGAGCGCACCGCGCCGAAGCACGGGCGCCGCGTATGCCGGGGTCTCTTTCCCGGACCCGCTCGTGGTGGTCCCCGTCCAGGCGTAAAACTTGACCATTTGCGGCGAGAGCACCGACAAGGCCAGCCCCAAGACGTTGACGCCCGGCACGTTCACTTTTTGCGCTCCACAACCCCGGTTACCGACTGGATCATTTGGCCGGTGTCCACTAGGGGCTTTGTCGATCCCTTCCGCTGAATTGTCAAAGGCGAGAGCGGTGGGGCGGAGACCTGGGAGATTGCCTTACCCACGTCGCCAGCGGCGCGCATGGTTACGAGTTCCATGACCTGTGACGCGGTGGCTCCGCCGGTCAAGACCGACTTTGCACCATCCCGGAGATAGCCCAGCCACACGTTGCCGCGTTCGGCGACTGTGGGGCGCATGAACGGGCGCGCGGGAGTGATCGCCTTGGCCCCGTTCTCAAAGGTAATTTCGGCCCCGAATTCCTGGATTGCGGCAACGTACGCCACGGGGGTCGCTTCCTTGTCGGGGTACTTGGCGGTTTCAAACCAACCGGTTTTTCCCTCCAGACCGTCCAGGGCCTTGAGAGCCGCCGAGAGCTTCGCCACACCCGGCCCGGAGCGCCGAACGGCCACGCTAGCCGCCCCAGCGGCCCGTGGGGCCTCGGAAACCCCCACGTGCAAACGAGCCGCCCAGGTAAAGCCCCCCGGCGCTCTTGACGCTCAACAACGCCCAGAGTTGGACGCCGTAGGGCGTGAGGTTCAACCACCACGCCCAGGCGTTCTTGGCGGGCGGCGCGGCCAATTGAACGTCCACCTTGTCCACGCGGGCTTGCGTGAGGATCGCCGGAGTTTGGCCGAACGCGGCCATGGTGCTCAGCTTGAGAAGGTGGGCGGCCATGAAATTAAGGGCGCTCTGGAGCGGGGGTCCGCTCAACAAGCACCCGTCGTAATCGCCCAGATAGGTAACGCCCACGTCCCAGAACGCTTGCAACATGGCGTCCGGATACCCGGCGGGGAACGCCGCCGCGTTGGCGAACTCCGGGAAAATTACCCGGAAATTCGCCTTGTCTAGGACGTGTTGCGCCATTGTCGGGCCTTACGCCCGGTTGGGGTTGCGCTTGGGTGCGGCGCTGGCGGCGGGGTGAGCCGACGCCGCCGCCTGGGCGGGCGCGGCTTCGGAGATTGCGTCCGCCTTCACGTCGGTCGGCTTCGGGCCGTCCTGCCCGGAGAAGTCGCCGGGCTCCAGCGGGGCGGACGTGTCGCGACCCTCAAGGCCCGCGTCGGCGATGATTTTTTCCGGGTCTTCCTTGTGGCCGGAGACGGCGAGGAAGCCGCCCGCCACGTGGAACTGGAAATGGTAGTTGTCCTTGAGCCACGCGTAATCGTCGGCGGAGACCTCGGTGACCACGCCGCGCGGCGTAATCAGGCGCTTGTCGGCGACGTTCGAGCCGCCCTTGATAAGCACCGATTTCTCCACCAACGGGAGGTCGCCGCCGCCCGCCACGTAATCGGCGTAAATGTTGTTGGCCGACAGGGTGGAGTAAATGAAAACGCTTTTCGACATGACCCGGTCTCTCCAGATTGCGCGCACGAAAACGGCGCGAGGGTTTCGAGCCCCCGCGCCGCCTTTGCTCTCCCCGTCCCTCGAAAGGGCTAGATGCCGGAGCGACGAACGACCGCGTAGGGTCGCTTGAGCATAATGCCCGCCGTCGCGTTCGCATAGTCCTCCAGGTAGTTCTTGGCCCGCTTCTCCACGCCCAGGGTCTTGAACTTGGTGGGAACGATCTGGATGAACGTTTGGCCGCCGTCGTCGCTGTCGCCGTCGTTGATTTCGTCGGCGTAGAGATAGAAGACGTTGGCGCCGCCGTTGGCCGCCGCGAGTTCCGGGGCGACCACCACGCGCATGTTCGGGTAGGTCTTTTTCAGCCAGTCGGCGACCGACATTCCGAAATCCGTGGTGACGGACAGGTAATTGTCCGTCCCCAGCGGGAGCGCCAGCGTCATCGCGGTCGGGTTCTGGGCGTTCGGCCCGCCCTTGATAACGCCGCCGCCCTGGACGATCAGCGCGCCGACCGCGTTGCGAATGTCGGCGGTGATTTCCTGGAAATTCTTGGTGGACCATTGCGGGGTCCCGGCGGCGCCGTTCGGCACGTTGACGTAGGCCGGGAGGGACGGGTCATTGAGGAACCCGTACGTGCGGTCGTTGCCGGAGTTGTAGCCGTAGAAGCCGACGCGGTTGCGCTGAATGTCCAGCGCCAGCGTGGCGGAGGCGCGCTTGCGGGCGGCGGAGGCCACGCGGACCTTGCTGGCGCGGGCTTCCTCCAGGACGCCCACTTGCATTCCCTCCTCGAACCGAACGATAGTCCGGCGCTCGAACGCGAGGTTCCAGGACGCCAGCGGAACGTTGGTGTAATCGCCGTAAAGCTGGGCGAGACCCGTGGGCTCCATGGTCCCCTGGACCACTTCCTCGTCTTCCCAGTCGCCCGCCGTGGTGATCCCCACGAGGTCGTCAATCGTGCGGGCCTGAGTGA